TCGGCATTGACGTGGCAAATCAGCAGGATATACACAGAGTTCTAGCGTTTCACGCTTCCCTCGTTCGGTACATCCTCACAATAGACAAAACTACTGCATCGGATTTAGTATTGGCCAAGTTAGTTAATTGGTTGGTACCTCCTAAGTGGTGGTTACTATTGGATCTCTCACGCACAACAAACGTGAAGATCGGTAAGGACATCCTCCCAGTTCGCATGTATGCTACTATGGGAAATGCCACTACCTTTGTCATTCAAACCCTAGTGTTTTTTGCATTAGGGGTTGCGTGCTCTATGGGCGACGACCGCACTTTGTTTCCGGAATGGAAACATTACAAGTCGGTCTCAGTCTTTGGAGATGACGTGATCCTCAATGTGAATGCGCTTGAACGGTATCTTTCGGTATCTGCGAGCCTCGGCTTTAAGATAAACGTGGCCAAAAGCCACACCGACATTGACGATCCGTTTAGGGAGTCATGCGGTGCTGATTATTTCAGCGGCTGCGACGTCCGCCCTGTTTATATACAGGGCCCCAGATCAACTAGCAAGAGCTGCCTTCGTGCCTGGTTGTATACGTTATGGAACCTGTTCTCAAAGAGAGCCATGTCGGCTCTCGGAACGAGGAACTATGCGTATTCACAGGTCTTAGGCGAACTTGCGAAGTTGATTCTCCGGTATAACGAAAAGGTATTTGTTATATCGGACACGTTACCCGAGGATGCAGGGGTTAAGGTGTGGGGCGATCCTCGTCTTCTCTTATACTTCAAGGACCGTATTGTCCCATTCCATATGGACATTCACGGAACTTTGAGTATGAAACGTCTCGTAACGGCTCCTATGCCGGAGGGTCTAAGACTAGAACCCTTTGAGATGTGGAGAAAGCTCAAGTTCGCTCCCCTCCTCGATCCTACTGATCCCTCATATGGGTTGGAACCCTGGCAGCTCTTGGATGAGTTGAACCAGTATTCCGCCCGTAAGGTTAACGTGGGTTATGTAGAGGGTACTACCCAGCTTTGGGATAGTGCGTTGGTCGCAACCTTTA